GAGCGGCAAATCCGCAATATCCTGCGGAGCAAACCGCCGGAACAAACAAAACTTTTTGAGGAGGATACAAAATGAAAAAGCAAGAAGGCCGGTATCCCTGGTAGAGAGGCTGGAAGCCTCTCTACCACACTTCTTTTTTTCCTTCAATCCCCTTTTTTATGTTTTTGTGAAATACTTCCGTGGAATTATTCCCGGCAATCCCTTATCGTCGCAGTCACTTCATCTCCTGTCTCGTGCCTGTCGGTTTCGGTGCCTGTTCGCCATAGCAGCCCGAAACCGGCAGGCCAATAGGATGATGATTGCAGGGAGGGGGTTGCATGGCATCGCGAAACATCAAGGATTGCACACCGTCATTACAGGCCAAAATCAAATCATTTATGATTGCTACGCTGAGCGCTGGCATCCCCGTGATGATCACCTGCACCGCTCGCACCGTGGATGAACAGATCGCGTTGTATGCGCAGGGACGCAAAAATTTAGATGCGGTCAATCGCAAGCGTTACGCAGCCGGACTTCCACCGATCACCGAGGCCCAAAACAAGCACAAAGTCACCTGGACATTGCATTCAAAACACATCATCGACCTGGATGACGGGGAAACCGGCAACGATTTGTCGCGCGCCTTCGATATCGCCATCGCGCCCGGTGGAAAACCCTGCTGGGACGTGAAGGTGGATGTCAATCAGGATCAAATATCCGATTACGAACAAGCCGGAAAATTAGGCGAGGCCTGCGGCCTGCGCTGGGGCGGACGATTCCGTCGCCCGGACATGCCGCATTTTGAGGACGTATCGTAGGGAACGGTTTAAAGCCGTTCCCTACGCAGAGATAACCTTTTGAAGCCCTGGGAGGGCGGGCGCGGTTGCTGGTTGCCCGGAAACACTCCCAGGGCGATTAAAGGAAAAAACATGACAAACATACTGATACCTTTGATCAACGAAGACATTGACGCCCGCTTTTCCAGGCTGTATCTGCCGTTTGCCGTATTGTCCGACGTGCTCGGCTGCATAATTGAGGTGCCTTCCGGATTTGTCCATGACTATGAGAGCGTGCCGATCGTCAAAGGCACCTCCAAGCGCGGCGGCGTAATTCACGACTATCTCTGCCGGATCGACAGCATCCCGGTGGTCACGAAGCAGCAGGCAGCGGACGTGTATCTTGAAGTCATGGCATGCCGGGACGGAATGCCGGACAGAGAAACGGCGCTGGGCGATTTCAGTCTGTGGTTCAGGCGCTGGATCAAATACAGCGTTGTACGTGTGTGGCCCGGTTATTTTCACAAACACAAGGTCGCCGCCACGTATGAAGAAATGAGCGGGCAGCGGGAGGAGAAATAAATGTCCGACGAAGCCGACCGCACGCAACAGATCAGCGAAGTTTACGAGGCGGCCATGTTGCGGCAGCGGGCCAGAAGCATAACCGCCCTGCCGGAATTCCGTCACACCTGCGAGGATTGTGGCCGGGTCATTCCGGCCAGACGCCGCCAGGTCAATCCCGGAGCGACGCGCTGCATCAAATGCCAGACAATATTTGAACACGGAGGTGATTAATTGGATTCATTATCCCTGGGTACCGTTTTGAAAATTCTGGGAGAATTCGGCACCGTTGGACTGATTATCTATCTCTGGTGGTCGGATAACCGCCGCATCTGGGTCATATTGAATCAATACAAACAGGACATGGATGAGCAACGGAAAATGTATGAATCCAATGCCTCGCTCTGCCGCGACTTCGCCAGCATTACCCGCGATCTGCGCGACATCGTAACGCTGAACATCCAGGCGATGACCGAGACCAAGGACGCCGTCAACCAAAATCAGTTTTGCCCGCTGGTGCGCGTGGACCGCACCAAAACATTACTGAACTTGCAAAACAGGAGCCCCGAATGAGCACACAAAATGCAATGCGGCAGATCAAACTAACCAATCTGGAGCACACAGTCCGGCGCCTGCGGATGGACATCGAAGCCCTGGCCCGCATCATTTGCATCAATCTGGATTGCGCGCTGGCGCGGCCCGAGATGTTGCCCGTCAGCGACGTGGACAGCCAGTGGGACGACCTGAAATCGAAGTGGGCGGACCTCACGGTCGCGCTCTCGGAAATCAAGCGACTGGAAGAGGAATTGAAATGAAAGTTTTAAGGTAGGGCGTGATCCCCGATCACGCCGCCAAGCGGATCGCTCGGGGAGCGATCCCTACAGAGGAAACGCAACATGGCGGAAAAAGGCGCGCGAACCCAACTGGAGCCGGTAGCCCGGCAAATGTACATTGACGGACAATCGCTCACCGCGATTGAGGCCGCGCTGGATGTATCGCGCCAGACGCTTGCCGCCTGGAAGGGCAGCACGAAAAAGCCCAGCGAAGAGTTTGATGAATGGGACAAGTCCCGCGCGCGCAAGGCTAATTTTGGCATCAGAATGGAAGCTCTCCTGGAGCGCGAATTGACCTTCGCGGAAGAGCGTCAGCCGGGCGCGATTGACGGAGGCTCACTGGATAACCTCAGCAAGCTCGGATCGTTGGTTGTTAAATTCCGCGCCCAGGAAAACACGGGGGCTGGCTACGACAAGGCAAAAGTCTTTCTGGAGAATATCCAGTGGATCGTCGCCTGGCTCAGGGAAAACGATCCGGAAGGATTGAAAGTGCTGGCGTCGGATTTCGACGCGATGACGATGCAGTTTAAAACGGAGCAGATGAATGGCAGCAATGCGTAAAAAACCAAATCTGACCGAAGGGCAATTTGACCAGCAGGTCGCCGAACTGAGAAAGTGGATACGCGAATCCGTGTCTCCTTTTGAAAACGACACGCCGGCCAAGCAGCGTGCCCGCAAGGAACGGGGCCGGACGGATCTGCTCTACTTCTTTGCCACCTATCTGCCGCATTACTTCAGCGTCGCCTTCGGAGATTTTCACGCAGAATGGCAGGAGATCACCGAACTCAAAGACCAGTTTGCCTTGGTCGGCGCGCCGCGCGAGCATGCCAAGTCCACCTTCTTCACCCTGGGCAATCCGGTCCACAAGGTCGTCTATAAGCTTAAGCGCTTCATCTGGCCCTGCTCCGATACGCATGAACAGGCGACGGCGTTCAGCACGCAGATCAAGCTGGAGCTGGAAGAGAATCCGCGCATCATCCACGATTTCGGCAAACTGAAAACAAAGCACTGGAGCGACGACGAATTTGAAACATCGACCGGCGTCAAAGTCCTGGCCAGGGGACGCGGCGATAAAGTGCGCGGTGTCCGTTACCGGCAATACCGCCCGGACATGGCCATCTTTGATGACATGGAAAACGACGAGACCGTCGAGAGCCCACGCACCACAAAGAAGATCATCAACTGGATACGCGGCGCGGTCCTGGGATCTCTGGGTGAGGGCTATTCCGCCATTATGGTCGGGAACCTCTTCCATCCGCTTTCCGCCATCAGCAAGCTGATCGCCGAAGAAGATGAAGACGGCATCACGCGCTACGTCTCCAAAGTCTATGACGCCATCGTTGATGAGGAGAATCAGGTCCCGTTGTGGCCGGCACAGTGGCCGTGGAAACGGCTCATAAAAAAGAAGCATGACGTCGGCAAATATACCTTCAACAAGGAAATGCGCAACAAGGTCGGGACCGAGGATTCGCCATTCCCGGAAGAGCAGGTCACCTATTTCGACCGGATTGAAATCGTCCAGCGTCCGCTGCTGTTCGCCACCGGCGTGGACCCGGCGGCAACGGCGACATCAAAGTCCGACTTCCGCAGCGTGGTGACCTGGGGGCTGGATATCCGGAACATGGTTTTCCTTTGCATGCACGCCTGGATCAAGCGCCGATCCATCGGCGAATTCTTCGCCGCTGCCTACGCACAAAACAATCTGTATCCCGGCGTCGTGGTCGTCGAAGAGAACATGCTCAAGGATTTTCTGCACGAGGCGATCCAGAACTACGCCAAGCAGGTCGGCCGCTATCTGCCCTGGAAACCGGTCACGCACACGACCAGTAAAATCGACTCCCGTATCATCGGCACCTGCGAGTATCTGTGGGAGCATAAGAAAATGCAGTTTGAAAAGCGGCACAGCGATCAGAACATCCTGGTCGAACAATTTGTCTATATCAACAACCCGTCCGTACACGACGACGGTCCGGACGCCTCCGAAATGGCGATCAGCCATCTCCAAAAAAGCAATAGCATGGGCGTCCATTACGAAACCGTCCGCACGAGAGAATCGTTCGAGGGGATGAGGATGGGGGCAGGCGCATGGTGATCGGGCAAGCTGTCGGGCCAAAAATGCCCTACAATCGATTTAAGCCGGTTTCTGGCTCCGTTAGGGCGGGGGTTTTCTTGACAATGTTTATAAACATGTTTTTGGGCGAAATTCGGGGTGAATTATAATGCTGCTGGACCAGTTTGGACGACAGATCAAAACCAATAAGCCGATTTTGGAAGAAATCGCGGTTTCGGGCGTCCGGGATCGGTACGGAAATTACCCATCGCAGGGGCTCACGCCTCAGCGCCTGGCCAACATTTTCAAAGAGGCTGACCAGGGCGATATATCGCGTCAGGCAGAGCTGTTTGAAGAGATGGAAGAAAAGGACCTTCACCTGGCCGGTGTCCTCCAGACCCGGAAGCTGGCCGTCGGCGGTCTGGACTGGGACATATTGCCCGCGTCCGAATCCGCCGAGGACAAGAAGATCGCCGATGCCGCGATGGAAATGATCGGCTATCTGGATGATTTTGAGGCCGCGCTCCTGGATATGCTCGATGCCGTCGGCAAAGGCTTTGCCGTCCAGGAGCTGATGTGGGAGATGTCCGAAGGCCAGGTATGGATCAAAACGCTGGAATGGATTCACCAGCGGCGCTTCACGTTCAATTCGCCCGCCGCCGTGCTCAAAGTGCCCAAACTGTTGACGGATGCTGCGCCGTCCTACGGCGAAGACCTGCTCCCGAACAAGTTCGTCCTGCACAAATACAAAGCCCGGTCCGGCGCGACGCCGCGCGGCGGCATTCTGCGACCGTGCGCCTACATGTACCTGTTCAAAAACTACGACATCAAGGACTGGGTCATCTTCAACGAACTGTTTTCCGTCCCGATGCGCGTGGGCAAATACAAGCCGGAGGCCGGCGCCCCTGAAAAGGATGCGCTTAAAAAAGCCGTCTTCAACCTGGGCGTCGATGCGGCGGCGGTTATTTCCGACAATACGCTGATTGAACTCCTGGAATCCAAACGCACCGGAGACGCGGGCGTCTTTGAAAACCTCGCGACGTTCTGCGATCGCGCCATGTCGAAAGGTGTTCTGGGGCATACCGGCAGCGCCGAAAGCAGCGCCGGCCGTCTGGGCGGTGAGAACGCATCGGAGGCCGTGCGGCAGGATCTGAAGGAATCCGACGCCAAAGCGGTCATGAAAACCCTGCAAGCGCAGATCCTGACGCCCTGGGTGCTCTTCAACTTCGGCCCCGGCAAAGGCGTGCCCAATTTTAAATTGCACTTTGAAACCGGTGAGGATCTCGAAAAGGTTGCGAAGGTTTATGGCATCCTGGTCAAGGACGCCGGTTTTGAGGGTATTCCCGAATCCCACATCCACGACCGCTTCGGCATTCCGGTTCCGACGAAAGGCGAAAAGACATTGCAATGTCCGGATCGTTCCCCGAATGATCCGGACTCCCCGAATGATCCGATGGGCGGCGCGATTGGGAATCGCGCCCTACAGAAAAACAAAACCGACCTCATGATCAACGCGGCCATCGATCCGACCGACGCCTGGATTGATTTCTATATGAAACAGCTGGCGCCGCATCTTACCTCCGCTCGGGAAGGCGCGCTGGATGAGATTGAGACCTGGCTGCGGTCGCTTTCCGTTCCGCCGGATCAGGCGGAGTTTGTCAAGCACATCGAAACCGCCCTCGGCAAATCCGCGGCAAATGCGATCGGCCGCAATGTCATTACAGACACCGTTGCGCAGATATACACGGCCTTCCGTGAATCTCCCGGTGTAAACCTAAGTTTCGGCGGACCTGATATCCGTGCCGTCAATTTCCTGGGCAAGCTGGATCACTTCTACACCTCGTCCTGGCTGAAGAACCAGGACGCGCAAAACGTCATGCGCAATTTCATCCGCGACCGTTATCTGGAAAAGGGCGGCGGGCTCTTCGGGCGCGGCAATCCGGAGGATATCGCCGAGTTTCGGAACCTGCTCGGTCAGAAGGTTGCCGATCTGGAAGATTGGCAAATCCGGCGCATCGTGGACACATCCGTCCAGCGCACGCGCAACTGGGCGGCTGTATCGCAGATGCACGAAGCGGCTATTGAGGAGATTGAGGTTTACGAGCCGACGAAGGAATGCTCGCTGTGTGCGTCCATGAACGGCAAAATTATCAGCGTGTCCGTGGCCTACCAAAACATGGATCGGCAGATGGGCATGACGCCGGACGAATATGAGGCGGACATGCGCAATCAATCCAGTCAAATGAACCGGATCGCCCAGGCTATGGATAAAGCCGACTATGTAGCGTCGGCAGGAATGTTGCCGCCGTACCATCCGCACTGCCGGGGTATGGTCATTAAGAAAGTGAGGTAGGGCGCGTACCCCGTACGCGCCGCATAAAGCGCATGGAACTGAAATTTAAAATACAACCGGACATTGCCAGGCTGGCCGCAAAGCTTCCCCGCGACGCAAGCGGAGCCCGTCGTGCTGGAATGATCAACCTGGTGACTGAGGTAGAATCCCGCGCCCGGAAGTATGCGCCTGTAAGAAAATCGAATCTGGCCAATTCGGGGACCAGTGAGGTCAATGCGGATGGATCGCGCGGCACAGTGTCATTTATAGCCCCATATGCCCGATACGTGCATGAGGGAACCGGTCTCTACGGGCCCCACAAAACCAAGATCGCGCCCAAAGCGAAAAAAGCACTCTATTGGCCGGGCGCGGCGCATCCGGTCAGATCGGTCAAAGGCATGAAGGCAAATCCTTTCCTGCTGAAAGCGGCCAAGGAAACAAACATGGCGAAGCTCTTCGTCGAAGGAGCTGAACGCTTTTTGAAACGAAGGTAGGGCGGGCTCCCTGAGCACGCCGATAGCAGGATCGGTCGGGCTTCGACGTGAGCTCAGCCGAACGTGACCGATCCCTACAATACAACGAAAGGAAACATAATGGACCCGATACTCGTATTAATCTGTAAAGACATGAACGGCGTTGTCCCGGATGAGATACAGGTGATCCCCTACGGCACGGAGATTGACACGCCCAAAGGCAAGTTCACGCTGGATGACGAATGCGCCGCCGCCGTCATCGCCGAATTCGGGACGCATAAAAATCAAATGGTCATTGATTATGAACACCAGACACTGCAGGGGACGGAAGCGCCGGCGGCCGGCTGGATCACCAAACTGATCAATAAAGGCAAGGACGGCATCTGGGCGGCGGTGGAATGGACGGCGAAAGCGAAAACCTATATCACCAACAAGGAATACAAATACGTGTCGCCGGTCTTTCTTAAGCGCATCTCCGACAACAGAGTCCTGCGCCTCATCAACGTGGCGCTCACCAATCAACCCAATATCGACGGCATGGTGCCGCTCGTGAATAAAGCGGGAGACATAACAATCAAAATCAACAAGGAGGAATCAACTATGTGGAAAGAGTTATTGAAAAAGCTCGGCCTGGCGGAAACGGCAACCGAGCAGGATGCCATCGCCGCGATCAACAAGATTGAAACGGATGCAGCGGCGGCAAAGGGCGCCGTTGTGGTGGCCAACAAAAGCGTTTTAACGGCGCTGGGGCTGGCCGAAACGGCCACCGAGGCCGAGATCACCGGCACAATCATGGCGATGAAGCAATCGCATACCCAGGTGAGCGCGTTGGCGCAGGAACTGAAAACCATGAAAGACGCGCTGGCCGTAAAAGACGCAACCGAAGCCGTGGCCGTGGCCATGAAGGAAGGCAAGATCACGCCTGCGCAGAAGGAATGGGCGGACGCATACGCAAAAGCGGACCTGGCCGGATTCAAAGTGTTCGTGTCCAAAGCGCCCGTGGTCGTGCCGCTGGACAAGATCGCAGGCAATGAGCCGCCCGCAGGCGTCGTGCTCGATGACGTGCAGATGGCCGTCAACACGCAGATGGGCATCGACGAAGAAACTTTCAACAAATACAATAAGAAAGAAAAATAACATGGTCATGCCGGCAGAGGCCGGCAGGCAGAAGGAGGACAAGATGTTTTTAATATTCAGTTTCATCATTGTTGTAGCAGTCATTTTACTGGCTGTAGCATGCCATCAGCCCATCAGGGATGCTTTGCGATTTAAAATTCTTTCGCAAAGAGGATCGTTATCAGCGGATAAAAAAATCGAGTACACGGAAGGTGTGGAAGTTCCCTTTCCCGTTATTAACGCCGATATCATTTACGGCGGCTCGCATGTTTGCGTCAATGCTGCCGGATATGCGTTGCCTGGTTCCGATACTGCCGGATTGATCTATGTTGGCGAGGCAATGGAGAGGGTGGACAATTCCCTGGGCGGCGCCGGAGATAAAACGGTAGTTGTCCGCCGCCGCGGGCTGATCAAAATGGAATTGGCCACAGCCATTACGAAAGCCAATATTGGCGATAATGTTTTCCTGGTTGATGATGAAAAAGTTGATCTGACGGCCAACGTAACCCACAAAATATTCTGTGGAATCATCGCCGGATATATCGACACATCGCATGCCTGGGTTGATATTTTACCGGCTGTCATTCAGGCGGACTTGGCGACCCACATTGCCGATACATCCGCTGCGCACAGCGCCTCGGCGATAGCCGTTGAGGATGAGGGCGAATTCACCGCCGCCGATGAAGTGGAAGAGGCTCTAGCCGAAATCTATCAG